CATCACCAACACAGACAGCGTTTGCAGTAGGACAATATGTACGTGTTTATTACACTACAACACCGACCAGTTACATGAAGGTAATATTACAGCGTTTAGTGGTACAGCTTTAACAGTTAACGTTTTGTATACCGCTGGTTCTGGCACATTTGCAACATGGACAGTTACTGCTATAGGCACTTCTGGTACATCTGGTTATTCTGGAACTAACGGAGCAACTGGACCTACAGGACCTACAGGACCTACAGGACCTACAGGACCAACGGGTACGTCGGGTTATTCTGGTGCAACTGGACCCACAGGGCCAACTGGTTCACCTGGACCCACAGGACCAACTGGTTCACCTGGGCCAACTGGACCTACAGGACCTACTGGTACATCAGGCTACTCTGGATTTACTGGACCTACAGGACCTACAGGACCTACAGGACCTACAGGACCTACAGGACCCACGGGTTCACCTGGACCAACTGGTTCACCTGGACCTACAGGCCCAACCGGACCTACTGGTACATCTGGTTATTCTGGATTTACAGGACCTACTGGGCCCACAGGACCAACTGGTTCACCTGGACCAACAGGGCCTACAGGGCCTACAGGACCTACTGGACCCGCTGGACCAAACCAATTACCATCGACAGGACCATTTTTTCAAAATGCTAATACATTGTCATCTAATTTGACAATTTCAGGTTATAATGGAATGGCAGCTGGACCTTTAACAATTAACACGGGTGTAACATTAACCGTAGCTACAGGATATAGAGCAGTCATTGTATGAGTCATTTACCTATTTGGTATCTTGGACAAATATCTGAAAATAAAATAGATATTGCAAACCAAGAACTTAAAAAAATTGAAACAAAAAAAGCAACTATGGGTCCAAATGGTGAAAGTTTGGATGTAGTTGGTAGAGATACAACAGTAGCTTTTGCAGATTTTAATCATTGGTTTGGATTAGAAATGTTTGAATTTGCTAAAAATGCTAATAAAAATTGTAACTGGGATTTTGATATAAATAATCACGAAGCATTACAGTATGCTGAGTATGGTCCCAAACAACACTATAATTGGCATGTTGACACTTTTCTTTTATCTGGTAAAATAGTAGATAGAAAAGTAACCGTTGTATGTTTAATGAATGACCCATCAGAATTTCAAGGTGGTGAATTTCAAGTAAGGTTGTATCAAGAGTATACAGCGCCCTTACAAAAAGGATCGATTATTGCGTTCCCTTCATTTCTAGAACATCGAGTAACACCTATTGTTTCTGGTGTTAGATATAGTGCTACGATGTGGCTAAACGGACCAAGATTTAAATAACAAGTTTGTAAAAACTTAGGAGAAAATATGAAATATAGTATCGTTATACCTACGTATAACAATTGTGAAAAATATTTAAAACCGTGTGTTGATTCTATTATCAAATATAGCAACATGGACGAGGTAGAGTTAGTTATCTCAGCAAATGGTTGTACAGATAATACACAAGATTATTTGCAAGATTTACATACTAAAATACCTCATATGACATCAGTCTGGGACGACGATGCGTTAGGGTTTGCTAAAGCAACCAACGCCGGTATTAAAGAGGCAAGAGCGGACAAGATTGTATTATTAAATAATGATACTGTTATCCTTGGTGACAATTGGTTAGAGCGTTTGGATGTTGGTGATATTAGTGCAGTATTGACAAAACATTCGGATATTACAAAAAGCTATTTTGGTATATTCTTTTGTGTGATGATTCAAAAACGTGTATTTGACGCTATTGGTTTATTAGATGAGCAGTACAACGTTGGTGGTTGTGAAGATATTGATTTTTGCTACCAAGCTGAATTGAATGGTTTTAAAATTGTAGACGTAGGATTTAGAGGTGATTTTCCAATTTACCATGTAGCAGAAGGTACAGTGCATGATGAAACATTGGTACAAAATTGGAAAGACACTTTTTATAAAAACGAATTAAAGTTAGCCAAAAAATACAATCCAGAGCATTATCGGTTTTTGTTATCTAACAACTATGAACGGGCTGTATTTTTAAAAGGTGATATGGTGTTTCCAAGAGAAACACAAAGATACGAATGGGCTGCAAGGAATTTGTTACCTGGCTCTGTGTTAGAAATTGGTTGTTCAACTGGCTATGGTTATCAGTTCTTACCAACCAGTACAACGTATTTGGGTTTAGATTATGACCCAATTATTATTGATGTGGCTAAAGAACAAGAGTGGTCTGACAACGCAACATTCTACCAAGCAGACATTAATACGTTTTATTTTGGGCGTTATGGCAACATTATAGCGTTTGAGGTAATAGAACACCTTGACAATGGTTTAGAGGTCGTAGAGAAGCTAAAACAGTACTGTAAACGCCTTTTAATCACGGTGCCGCATAATGAGCCTAAAGGTTTTTGGGGTGAGCATCACAAGTTGCATGGGTTAACTGAAAAAGATTTCCCTGGGTTTAAGTTTGCTTATATTAATTTTCATGGTGGTATCTCAAGCACAATGGTTCCAGTGGATAACGACAACCCAAGTAACCTAATGATTTGTGAGTGGACAAATGAATAGTATACTTTGTTCAGTAGCAACCCGCGGCAGATACTTTACAACACTGCCTTTAGTATTAAATGCAATTATCAACCAAACAAGACAACCAGATAAGTTGATTGTGTTTGATGATAATGATAACCCTCAAGACATGCGAAAAGAGATGATTTATTCATACTTTTTTCAGATGTTAGACATTAAGGGCATACCTTGGGAGTGGCGGTTTGCTGATAAAAAAGGTCAGCATCACATTCACCAAAAAGCCAATACAGAAGGCTATGACTTTGTTTGGCGTGTTGACGATGATGCTATACCAGAGCCTGAAGTATTAGACAATTTGTTTTATTGGATAGCATTTGAAGATAACGTTGGTGCAGTAGGTGGTTCAGTGTTAACCCCACCTTACATGCCAGATACAAGTCAAGTAACTGGTTTAATTGATAAGATTAACCAAGAACCTAACATCCAATGGGGTGTTATTAAAAAGGCAAAAGAAGTTGAACATCTTCACTGTACTTTTTTATATCGTGCTATGGTGCATGATTATAATTTGGGTTTGTCAAGGGTAGCGCACCGAGAAGAAACTTTGTTTACGTATGGTTTACATCAAAAGGGTTACAAGATTTTAGCAGTGCCGCATGCAACAACTTGGCACATGAAAAACCCGCAAGGCGGCATACGTATGGAATCAAACGCCGCATTGTATGAGCACGATGAAAGAATATTTAATAACATTTTGGCTTGTCGTGATAAAACAATTGTAGTGCTTAATTGTGGTCGTGGTGACCATATTGTGTTTAAGCACATACTGCCAGAAATTAAGAATGCGATGGTTTTTAGTTGTTACCAAGACATCATACCTGGCAACACAATAGCAGACGCAATGAATTATTTTGGTGACATTGATCAGTGGAATATCTATAAGAAGATGGATCAGTGGAAGTGGAAAGACAGTTTGGATAGTGCGTTTAGGAAGATGTACTTATGATTATCATAGCTCCATACGCCCAGAAATTAAGAACTGGCAAACTAAACCCAAAGAATTATCCATATTGGAAAGAGTTAATCGCTATGATTGACGAACCAATTATCCAAGTTGGAGTTGAAGGTGAAGAGCAACTTGTTAATGATTTTAGAAAAAATCTTTCAATGAACGAGTTGTGCGCATTATTAAAAGAATGTCGTACATGGATATCATGTGACAGTTTTTTACAGCATTTAGGTTGGGATCAAGGTAAAAAAGGAATTGTGTTGTGGGGGCCATCTGATCCATTAATATTTGGGCACCCAGAAAACATTAATTTATTAAAAGACAGGTCTTACTTAGTTAAAAATCAATTTCTTTGGTGGGAAGCAACAGAACATCAAAATGAGCGATTTGTTGAACCACATATCGTTTTAGAATATCTAAAGGAATAAAACATGGCAGCTTCGGGCTATACAGAAATACAACTATATAGTAGCTCAACATCTGGCGTTGTACCATCCGCGGCAAATCTTGTCGTTGGTGAATTGGCTATCAACTCTTATGATGGTAAATTATACTACAAATCAACCGCAACTGGGACTAGTGGTAACGTTGTGCTATTGGCATCTGCAGCTGGTGCTGTAGCGGCAACCAATATTTCTGGTGGTACTTCTGGTCAGATACCTTATCAAAGTGGGCCAAGTACAACAACGTTTATGACAGCGCCAAGTACATCTGGCACGTATTTAGGCTGGAACGGCTCTGGATTTTATTGGTCTGCAACAACTGGGCCATCTGGTTACAGTGGATTCTCTGGCTTTTCTGGATACAGCGGTATTGGATTTAGTGGTGGATCTGGGTATAGTGGATTCTCTGGCTATAGTGGTATTAGTGGCTATAGTGGTATATCTGGTTATAGTGGTTTTTCTGGTTACAGTGGCATATCTGGCTTTAGTGGTTACAGTGGTATCTCTGGATATAGTGGCACTAACGGTGCATCTGGTATCTCTGGATATAGTGGCACTAACGGTGCATCTGGTATCTCTGGATATAGTGGATACTCTGGTGTAGGTGCATCTGGTTCACAAGGAACAAGCGGATATAGTGGTTACAGTGGCTTCTCTGGTATCAACGCAACTGGGCAGTCTGGTTATAGCGGTTTTAGTGGTATCTCTGGTTACAGTGGTTCTGGTGTTTCTGGTTATAGTGGCTTTAGTGGCTATTCTGGTACATCTGGCTACTCTGGAATGGGGACATCTGGTTACAGCGGTTATAGCGGTGCAGCGGGTATATCTGGCTACAGTGGTATTAGTGGCTACAGTGGTATATCTGGCTACAGCGGTTCTGGTATCAGTGGTTATAGCGGAGCATCTGGGTATTCTGGTGCTACACCAACATCTGTGGCAAATATTACTGGCGGTTCTGCTGGTAATTTATTGTATCAATCTGCTGCTAATACTACAGCATTTTTAGCTAACCAAACAGGTAAAGTATTAGTGGGTGGTGCAGTAACACCAACTTATACAGCGACTTCTGGTATTAGTGGTGTTGGTAGTGCTATCAATATTGTTGGTGGTGCGTCTGG